GTCAATATACGGAAAGAATACTTCTTCAAAAAATTTTCTTTGAACTTCGTGGAATACTCTACTATCGCCACGAGCACCGATGTGAATATCGGTAACGATCGCAATCTTCATATTACTCCTTGGCTTCTTTCGCCAATCTTTCTGATTCTTCTGCTGGGTCTACAGTTCTTTGCTTTTCATACTCTTGCATATTACGCAAATACTGCATCAGCTGATTCCTTTGCTTTGTGACCTTTTCTTTTTTCTTTAAAGCACGATCCCATTTTAATCTTGAGACCTTGTCTTTGTATACCACACCGTATAAGTGGTCAAACTCATGTAAGAAACATCTTGCGGTATAATCTTCAAAAGAACCACTCTGTTCTTCTAGGTTTTCGTCATACCATTTCGCTTCTACAACCCTTGGTCTTGCTAAACGAACAAACATATCAGGATAGCTTAAACATCCTTCAACGTCAAGTACCGTTTCCTCTGAAACAGATAACACTTCAGGATTAATAAACATCATACAGTTTTCTTTGCTTTCACCGATGATAAACAGTTTATAGTCAAGACCTACTTGACAAGCAGAAAGACCTAGACCTCTCCTCGAAGCCATCAGTTCTGCCATTTCATCCTTTAGTTCTTTTGGGTCAAACCCAGGATCTTTTAAATTGACATCAGCCAATTCTTTCTTTAAGATAGGGTCGGTGTGGTGTACTAATTTCATAATTTGCCTTCTTCTCTCATTTGAGCACGAATTTTAGTTGCTGAGATATCATGAATATCTTTTCCTAAATCGTGTTCTGTAAATGTATAACCGACTCCGCGGCCATAACTTATATCAACAATATTAGGAACGGCCATAATCATATACTCACGACCTTCTTCGTAACCTGCATCACCAAGACCTTTCTTAATACCGTCAATAACAGCAATCTCTCCGAAAGGATTATCCGATTGGTCAACGGTTCTACCGCCACCTGCATCTCCTTCGAATCCATATACTTCACGTACCATTATAACAACTTGTCCCGTCAATGTCAAGGCCTTTTCAAATAATTTTGTATGACCTTCATGCCAAGGTTGCCATCTTCCCAACATTTGAACTGTTGGTTTCTTAAAATCGAATGCGTTTTCCATTTCAAACATTTTTATTTAACTCCATATTTTATATACTTATACCATAATCTTTCATGACCATAATATAAAACAAACTTTATAATTAAATCGGCCACGAAGACAGCACCCACTGCCTTTTGAGGTAATCCGAAATATAAAGCAATTAATGCAGTCGTAATACTAGCAATTATCCTCCAAGTTACTGCCTTTGCGAGGTGCCTCTTTGCGCTTACTTCTGCCATTGACTGAATGCCTTTTCTAAGATTGGTGCAAGTTTCAATTCTTCTTGAGGTCGAAAGGAATCTACGACATAGTTTACATCGAGGAGTTGAGGTTTCTCAAATACTTTGTTTGTATCTTCAAATCTACCTTCCTTAATTGTATCCATCCAAATCACATAGTCAGGCTCAAACTCATCTCGTGCTTTTTGAAACGGACAAACGAAATCTGTAATAGCAATTTTACCTGCCATTGAAACTCCGTCTGCAAGATGTCTCATACGAGCTGCTTGCCTCATTCGGCCTTCATTGCTGAAATCCCAATCATTATATTTTTCTCTTACTGCGTCTGCGTTAATCCAGACACCTTCAACCTGCTCTGCGAGCGGTTCTGATAACGTACTTTTACCACTACCTGGTAATCCAAATACTAATACTTTCATTACGTCCTTATTTTTTCTTTAGTTTATTTTCGAAGTCATCAATAAATTCATTGATGTAATCAGGTAGCTGATTGCCAGTCACCTGTTCTCCCGCGGAATCAAATACTTCATTCTCTGCCATTTGTCTTTGGGAGGCTTTAAATTTAATATACATCTGCTTCTTCTCTTTAGAAATTCTTCGAAGGAATGCATACCAAATAATTTGAGTAAAGTAAGCGAATGGATTTTGAGATTTGTCTGGGTTGAAGTTATGTATATATTGAAGGCAGTTTTCAATTCCGTCTGAAATCATTTCTTCCTTATACATATAACCGCTAAAGTTAGGTCTTGTCGCCAACCTTTGAGCAATCATCATAATACATTTACCTATATACTCAGGTACTTGCGGAGTAGGATCTCCACATTCATCTGCCTCACTGCACTTATTTCTATAATCTATTAATGCGGCAAGGAGATCTTTGTTATTTACGTAGTTTCTTTTCTTAGCCATTTCAAGCTAGTCTCCTTGTTTAAAATTATTGTTATTATACTCTAAAATGATACTTCTGTCAATAGAAATGAATTTTTTTTAAAAAATATGAAAAAAACTATTGACATTCCGGAAAATCCTTGTATAATAGACTTATCAGGCTTAAAGGTATATCTTAAGTTAGATGTCAACAGTAAAGATTTTAAATGGAAACTCCTCTGCGGAGTAAATTTCAATTCTCTGTTTAAAATGTTTTAAAGTATAATTCTCATACGATCCCACCGACAAATCATCAGCGATATCATAGAGGACCGCATTCTGCGAGTCCTCCGCTTTACGCAAACTTCGACCAATTGATTGTAATACTTTTATCTCAGACTTCGAAGACGAAGCAAAGATTACGTTGTCGAGCCTACGAATATTAACACCGGTACTGAATACTCCATAACTGGCAAGAATGTTATGTTTCTTATCAGGGTCATTCTCAACCAAGTGTCGAATTCTTTCACGTTCCTCTCCTTTTGTGTTTCCGTATATAAAATGCAATTCACGCCCTTCTTTTTCTAATAAAGGAGCAAGAACCTTTCCATGTTTTTCTACTAAATCAAATAATATTAAATTGTTCTGACCTTCAAGAGACCATACAAGATTACGAATAAAATTGTTTCTCTTTTCGTGATTTACAATATATTCCCTTTCGGCAGGCCACTTACGAACCGATTCCTTTACGGTCGCCATTGCTTTCTTAAACTTTTCTTTTGCTTCATTACTATGATTCAGAACAATAGCTTTAACTTCAAAATTAGAAACGGTACCTTCGTCCATTAGTTTCTTTGTGGATACAACTTTCTTAACATCGCCAAAGCAACCTTCTAATACAAGACGATGCGTTTTACTTTCTGAAGATTTGAGTGTACCTGTAAATCCATGACGATAACGACAGTCCTCAAGGTTATGCATAATTTTTGTTAATGACTTTGCTTGGAATGTATGAGCTTCATCTCCCATCACAACTCCAAATTGACGGAACCAATCCTTAGGTTGTTTAATTAATGACTGCCATGTAGAAATCACAATAGGTGCTTTCGTATTTTTATCTACTCCACCTTGAATTGTATATATGTCATCTTCACAACCATAATCTACAAAGTCACCTGACATTTGATGTACTAAGGAAATAGTCGGAACAATAATCAATGTTCTTAAACCAAATGTTTGATAATAATGCTGCTGAATTAAATAAATGATTAAAGACTTACCTGATGAAGTCGGAGATAAGGATAAAGACCTGCGATTCTTTAAAGCGTTTTCAATATATTCTACTTGATAGTCTCGTGGCTTATATTTACAGTTAATAGATTCAGCAAGTTCTTCGACATAACCTTTTTCTATAATTTCAGTTTCACCAATCTCAGGTGGTGCTTCTAAAATATAATCACGTTGCTCGCAGAATTTTTTCAGATGTTGAAATAGACCAACATATAAAACAGGACGCATAGGTTGAAATAAACGAATCGTTCCATCCCATACTCTTGCTTTATACTTTGGACTGAATTGATAGCCTTCAGGTTTGAAAGCAAAGAATTCAGACAATTCAGATTTCATACCCGCATCAGCTTTGATACGCATATACACTGAATTAATATATTCTATTTCTATTCGTTCACTCATAAACTTTTAAGGAATTCAACCTCAGCTTCTTCAACTTTATATGCAAATCCATACGGAGCAAATAAACCATCAGGAACATCGTGTGCACTTACTTCTTGTCCCTTTGAATAATTTTCATTCACGGTTGCTAATACTGTTTGGTCGTGTTCTTCCCAATATTCCCAGAACTCTTCAAAGTTTGTAATAGGTTCTTCAAAGATTTTAATACCTACGTGTAGTCGACTATATTTATGGGCTCGATTAACACCGTCAGGTCCACGACCAGGAGGTCTCTTATAATCTAATTTTTTAAATATTTCTAAAGCAGCCGCAGTAATACCAACAACTTTCCAACCAGGAACCATATCTACAATTCCACGAAAAGCCATTGCTTTTTGTTTGACAGGAACACCTAACATCTCATGCATTTTCATATATGCATTAAAGATAGTAAGCTTTGCTTCATATTCAGAAACCGTTCGGCCATCCGAGAGTTTTACCATTTTCATAATTTAATTGCCAAGATCACTAAGATTGCTGTTAATAATATATTGGTGAAAAAGATGCCGATTGCTAAAATCGTATGATACCAAATCCACCTTGTCTTATAAGCGTTTTCGATAGTAACCTCGTTTGGGTCAACATCGTCCGCCATCATATCAATTACTTTAGGTTCAGGTTTTGGTTCCCCGTACCACCAATCCATCATTTTCTTATACATTAATAATCTCCAGACTGAAACTTCAGTATGTCAATCATATTCTTTATTACGAAGTTTCTACTATGTATTGTTTTAATTATATCTTCGAGATAGTTTGCGTTCGCAGTATGGAAATCAATTCTAAGACTTGCTTGAATAATATCTTTATCGGCTTGAATGTATTTGTCCAAATCATTTCTTAATACTTTTAACTGAAATGGTTTCCAACCTTTTTCTTTTAAAGTCAATTCATCCATCGAGCCGTCGTAATAATTACGCTTCTCCATTTCAAGTTCTTTATATTCAGCCTTAAGTTTCTTTACACGCAAGACTTCCTTATAATAAAGATTATAATATTTGCTGTGTAATTGTGGAATTCTTTTACTCTCGCCGACAAGGTTTGTCTCATCAATTGGAGAGTCTTGTGCCCATAGGGCTGCTATATCATTTGTGTCCATAATCTATCTCAAACTTTTATTAACGGTACTATTATATACTAAAACCGTTAAGATGTCAATAGCTGATTATAATTGAACCATCTTAAAAAGATTGTATCTCATTGTCACATTACAAGTTGCATAGGCAACATCAGTAACATTTACATCAAGGGATATTGCACCTAATGATGTTGGGAAACAATCTTGGAATGTAAACTGAACGTGAGGGTTCTTGTGGGAATTTGTAATTGTTAAAATAATATCAGATTTAAATCCACTCCCAGCAAGTAAACTTTTTGTTTGGTTTGTAGATTCAGC